CTCTTACCTTATTACCTGCTCTTCTTTTAGCTTCTGAATACTCAGGCTCAAATTGTTGTATAAAGGTTCCTTCTGCATAGGCTTTTTTGGTTGAATGTTTCCCTTTACCCCACATACTATTTTTAACATCTTTCATAGTGGGTGTAGGTTTTCTTGTAGACGATATTACTTTTTTACTTAATATTTTTTTACTTAAAGCTTTGGTTGCTTTAATTTGTTTGTGTTTTTGACTCCAGCCCTTGTCTTGTCTTTCTAGATAATCTGCTGTTTTATAAACTGGATATTGTTCGTTAAAATCTTTCCACGCTGTTGCGTAAGCTATAGATTTTTCTCTTTTGGTGAGTTTGCCGTCCTTGGCGTAACTCTTTTTGATGTGTTTGACCATACGCTCGTGTTTAGCGGATGGTGGCGCTACTTCGCTAATCTTTTTTTTTGGGGGCGACCAAAAGAACCTATTTGGCCTATTGGGTTTTTGCTAGCATCTACTGATAACCCTGTACGTTTCTCTGCTGCTTTAATGGATTTTCTTGCTTTTTCTAAACCACCAGACATTAATTTGGATAGGCTTTCTACCACTCTTTCTTGTTCATGAACCAAGCCTACAGTCTTGCCTTTCTTGTCTTTTACTGGTTTTCCTGTTTTTGAATATTCTTTTTTAAATATTTGCTTACCAGCTCTTCTAATATTCTTCATCTGTTTAGAATCTAACTCATGAGGTGGTGTATCAGAAAGAACTTTATGTGTATATCTTTTTAATGTAGCAGGCGATAGTTCTTGTAAATCGTTAAACTCTCTAAAGTGACGTGCATATGGACCATACTTCTTTTTTAATCTTGCTTTAGCTTTTTTGGCATCAGCATCTGAAATTCTAAATCCGCCTGTATCATGCTTTGCTCTTTCTAACTTTCTTTGTTTTTCGTCTTGTCTTTCTGCTTTTGATTTTTTAGCTGCGTCCTTGTTACCTTTTAGTAAAAGAGATGATGGGTACTTCTCTTCTTTTTGAACATGATGTCTTTTAGGTGAACCACAGCTTCTACATTGATCACTTCTATTTTTCTCTGCGCCACAATCTCCACAGTCCCAACCTGTTTTGGCTGCTCTGCCACCGTCGTACATTTTTCTGGCTTCTCTAATATCTTCTACAACATTTTCAGGTATATCTAAATACTCTGCTGTTTCCTTTACAGACCAATTAGTTTTAATACCTTTCTTTTTCATTTCTTTTTCTATTCTTTTATTGTGTAGCGCCATTGTTTTCTTATCAGTGTCTCCACCTGGGTCTGATTCAATAATGTTTGAAATTCTTTCATAAAGTCCACGATCACCGGAAAGTCTTCCTCGTTTACTAACCTTTCTTAAATCGTCTTTTGCCACTCTTCTTGCTCCTTTAGAGCCGGCTCGTTTACTTTGTTTAGCTGCTGCTGGAGAATAACCACCGGAAGTTCGGCCCCATGTGCCTGCTTTAAGTCTTCCAATTTTTTTGTCAGTATTACTGTTAGTCATCCTCTACGCCAATTTGTGCCTTATATTCATTATTTATACTTTTTTCATAGTAGACAATGATAGTTTTCTGCTGTTCTATATATCTTTTTAATTCTCCCATGTTTAGGGATAGATTTTCATAGTCAGGGACACTAATAGCGAAGAAAACAAAGTCTCCGTAGTCTTTTTCAAATTTTTCTTTAAATTCTTCGAAGTTATCTGCTGTTACAGCATAAAACTGTACAGGATATAGATTAACACCCTGTGGGTGACCCATTATAGGTATGTTTCTCTCTACAAACTTTGTCTGTACCTGTACTTCTTTTGGTAATAAACTACAGCTACTCAGGCTTATCAGCAGTGGTAGCAGTAGAATCTTCAAAGTCTTCGAATAACTTTTTTGTTGCATTATTTACTCTCGTTTCTATTAACCCAGGTTTCCTCAGGGTTAGCATTGTTAAATCATGTGATCTTAATTTTTCTTGTAAGGCATCGCCATATTCTTCTGATGCTTGTAATTTTACTTTCAATTCATCGTTGGCTAGTTGGAAAGCTCTATTATCTAGCGTCATTTGATCTATTGTTTCTTGGTTAGTTGTTGCTGCTATTGCTAATGCAGCATTATTTTCTGTTAGTCTTTCTATCTTTCTTTCTGACATCCAATAATAACCGCCAAAAGCTAGTATCATCGCAACTATTATTCCTATGAGTATTTTACTCATTTATTTTCCTCTCTAACTCGTCTATCTTGTTTGCGAGTAAGGGATAGTCCCTTCTCCATTTAACTTCTTTTTTGGCCACTTCTATATCATATTTTTCAGACAAATAATTCATAAATTTATCTACCTTTAACTGAAACCATTTGCCTGCTTTAGTATTTAAAAACCATTTAGCAAATGCTGTACCAAAGGTAGCAGTTGCCATTGATATTAATAATCTATAAACTATTAACATTTAAATTCTTCCGCAAGTAGGAATCTTTTAAAGTCTTTATATCCTGTTTCGCCTTCGTTTAACTTCATGCCTTCTCTTGTTGCTTTATATAATTTTTTAGCATGATCGTCAGCATGGTTAGTATGTAACCCTGCTTTAAACGATTTGTAATCACCATTTCTAGCGTGGTCTCTCATTTTTGTACCACTAATTCCTGCTACACCTGTAGCATCAGGGTCTCTTTGGCCTGCTGAAAGTATATGTATTTTCTTATAATTGTATTCTTTTCCATTATACTTTTTAGCTAATGATTTAAAGTCTTTTACTCTATCACTACCAACTACCATTGTTGCGTGTGTATGTCCTTCTTGATTAAACTTCTTTAATTGGGCTAAGAAATGTGGGTGATCTTTTGTTGAATGCTCAAAATTAACATCTGGATGCACATGTCTTAAAAATTCTTTTTTATGTTCGTGGTGTAAAGGGTCTGCCTTATGATGTTGTTTATGACTCACTATTACAGCATGATTTGCCCCTATCTTATCTGCATGTGACTTAACTTTATCTACGACTTTGCTATGGCCAGCAGTAGGTGGGTTCATACGGCCGTATGAAAATACAATATGTTTGTCTTCTGCCATATTAATTGCTACAAGTACATGGATCGCATTTACAGCTTTCGCATTTGCACATGATTGCCTCCTGTTTTATTCTTCATCTAATAACTCTTGTATTTCTTCTTCTAGACGATACCATTCCATACCTTTGGTTACTTCTTGCTGTTTTCTCAATTCTTCTATTCTTTGTTTCTTTCTTCGATACTCTTTTCCTTCTTCAAGCATCTTGTCAACTACTTTCTGCAACTTTTTAAAGTCTTCGTCCCCCATGGTTAACATATCCCAATACATATCCTTATCCTTTATTAAAATTAGCAGCGCTAAATTCTTTTCTGTCTACAAATTTAGAAGGTCTGCCATTTCTTATAGCTACAAATCCTTCTGGTTTACTCTCTGCTCCTGCTATCTCATGCCCCCATTGTGACTTCTGAGATAGAGTGTTGGTTATAATATTCTTGGCCGATTGCAAATGTTTGTGCATATTCATAGGGCCTTCAAAGTGCTCTTTATTCTTATTTATGTGATCTATTGTATTATCTTTGGTTGTTTGATGCCTGGCCTTAGCTGCGTCAGTTTTTACACCATCTATTTTCTTTTGATGTGTGGCTGAATGATGTTCTACAAAACCCTCGTGAGAATGTTCTGTGCCTGTTCTTACCGTGTGGTTTATATACGTTTTTAAAGCAGTAGAGTGTTTACCTACTGTGTCGTGATGTTCGTCTGGTGTGTTTTTAAAGTGTGATACTGCTTGTTGTAGGTGATGATCTACTTGTTTCCTGTCCTCTAAGGAGTATCTATTTTGAGATGTATCGTGTGTAGTATCCATCAAATGAACGTCCTTATGCCCCTTAAAATGGCTCATATCAGGGTTATGTACTGCCTTTAATGACTTAATGTCCTTGCCTTCGTACTGTGTATGTACTGCTAATCCTAGCTTAGCTTTCGATGCTTTTTTACCGTGTTCTGAATCTGCCGGGGCGTGATATGTAATTGTATTAGGTGTAAATTCTACTCTATTTCCGTTCTGCTTTACCCCTGTGTGCATAACATCTGCTTGATATATGCCTTGTGGTTTAATTTTATGTGCGTGATCTAATGATGCTTTAAGTTTTTCTACTAAACCTGGCGCATGGCCGTGATTCTTTTCTATATCTTCAGGTGTGTAGTTTATCTTAGGAGTTTTATTGAATGCTGATTTAGATGCTACAAAGAACTTCTTTGTTTCAGGATGCTCGCCGAATACAATAGCAGGACTGCCATCGTATTTCATTGTAACAGCTGTGTCCTTACCACCCTTTCCAGATAGCTTTTTGTGCATATCATTAACGGTGTGAAAGGCATGTCCAAACCCTTTTTTGCCTGCATGTATGACGTGATCTTCGACATGCTCTAGGTGTTTGAGTTTGTCCTCATCTTGTTGTTCAGTTAAAAATTCAGTAAACCTCATACCAGTATTTATAATAATTTAATGAACGGAAAATTTAATCTCTTCTTTACCGTTCCTTTTAGTTTTCTAACCTCTGACTCTCTTAAAGGAACATAAAAGAACTCATCATCTATATATTTTGTCTTTGACTCGTCACCTTTTACTATTCCATGTCTCCCTAATCTATCTAAAACAATAGAAGTTTCTGTATATGTTACGTCTGCTCCTGTATCTAAAACTCTTTCTATGAATTCCTTATCACCAAAATGGTGGCCTGTGAAAGACTCATCATAACCTCCAGCTTCCCAGAACGTTTCTTTACCTATTACAAAGCAATTTCTATGTCCTGGTTGTTGCATTACTGTTTGTTTGGCTGGTACATAAGCATGATGATAATATAATTTGCCTTCTTCAAACTTTTTCCTTTTTAATCTAGCAATATCAGGAGCGTACATACGCATATCCATATCAAAAAATGCTATGAAATCTGTTTCTGCGTAGTGTGCTATTAAATTTCTACAACCATGTGAGTTGAACCCTAGGTTTCTAGTGCATTTCCATAGCTGTATGGTGGGTCCTGAATCAGGTATCCAAACATCTTTTAGTATTTCGTATGCTTGAAATATCTCTGAACCATCATCGACGATAAATATATCTATTTGATCTGGCCAAGTCTGCCAAACTTTGATTTGTTCTTCTAAACGCTCCGGTTCTTGAAAATAAGTATAACCTGCTGTAAACCTATTCTTCAACCTGGATGTTCGTGATGTCTTCTGCGGGAAAGTCAATTGCGTCTCCATATCTTAACTGGAAATTTTCGTTATGTGTCAAATTATTTTGTTCATAAACTTCATGACCTGTTATAACTTCAATAACTGTGGGAGTAATTCTTCCTTCTAATATATGTTGAAGTGAAGTTATCATTGCACCGATTTCCTCTAGTGTAGGAACCTTGTTGGTTCTGCCTACAATGTATTCTCTACTACCAACTGACTGCCACATAGGAAAGTCTCTACTCTCTCCTTTGGACTCCCAAATGTTAGTGCATGCTACGACCTTCAGTTGAGGCATCGTATATCTCCAGTTTATCTTTTACGTCAGCTATATCTATATTGTTTTTAACAGCTAATGTCTCAGCTGTATGTTTCCAATATGCTCTAAAGCTGGGTTCCATAGTTCTATTTTCTGCTTTTAAACAGTTAATCACTCTTTGTAGTGCTGTTGTTTTCATTTTCACTCCTTGCGGTTCTACTTCTGAGATCAGTTGTGCTAAACGAATGATCTCTTTTATTATAAATTATTTCAATTTTTCTTTGATGGCATATTGCCTTTGCTGTAAATTCCTTACTTTTATATTCTTCACCTATAATTCTTACATTTAAAGGTAAGGTTAAAAATAAGTCCTCTAAGTCTTTTTCAGTATTGTACATGACTATCTCATCTACAAATTTTACACCTGCTAATTGTATTTGTCTTTCTACAATACTTTGGACAGGATAATTCTTCTCTGATCTATCGATGGTTGGGTCTACTTGTAAAGCTGCTATTAAATAATCACAATGTCTTTTGGCTTCTTCTAACATTACAATATGGCCAGCATGTAGAAAATCAAACGTGCTACATGTTATTCCTACCTTGCCAACATCCTTATAATCTAATCGCATACTTCCTTACCCCATCTCTCGATTTCGTCTGTTATATAGTCTGGCAAATCTGAAGGATCACCATCTATTTTATCATGTTCTATTTTAAACCAACCACCACTCTCTTCTCTAATGTCTATATCTTCATCTCTCCACCAATAGACACCAGCAAAATTATAAAACTCATCCACATAAGTCATGGTTAATTTAATATTTGGATCTAATCCGGATAAGTCTTCTGATAATATTCTAAAGAAATTGTTAGGCGAAATCCAGGCGGAAGTAATACTTACTTCTGTTCCCATGAATTCAGTGACGTTAGCTTTTCTAGGACCTATGTTGAATTCCATAAATTCAACGTCAGCATATTCATCATCAGGTAAGATGTGAGAATATTCTAGTCCTGTTTCACCGATTTCTTCCAACCAGTTAAATACATCTAGAAATGCTTCTTCTGACTCTTTGTTGCCTGATACGAATTTTATGGTGCTATAGACGTTGTTTGCCATTTTTCTTCCTTTGGTTGACGAATTCTTTTGCCATTTCTTTAGAGTACTCCTCTCCTACTTTTTTATCTGGATTAAATACAAAGTTCGTAAAAACTTCTTCTCCATCTCTAATATATGTTACCTTGTGCATATGTTCTCCACAGCTTTCTCTACTGTATTCAACATTTGCGCCTAAAAATTCGTCTCCAAAAGAAGCAACTAGCACATTCAATCCTTGCGGAAATGTTTATCAATTGCTAATAGTTTATCTTCTGCCTCAGCAATCTTTATTAATTCTCCATCGATTGCTGCTATAATATCTGGGTGCTCTCCTATTCCTGCTGGATTTGTCAAGTAGACTATTATGTTAGCTTTGGCAGAGCCTATCTCACCATTGTATTTTGCTACTAAACCTTCTATTAATTGTTGTTTCATATTCTTTCCTGTCTGGAGCTAGAGATAGGACTTGAACCTACGACCTGAGGTTTACAAAACCCCTGCTCTACCATCTGAGCTACTCTAGCATTTAAATCTAGTAGGCCTTTTATTTTTGTTACAGTAGTCACGCATGCGCTTGTTATATACCTAGGACTCTGTTTATTTATCATAGTTTTTTCTCATCATAGTTATTTGTGGTGTTTTAGCACTGACGCAAAGGCAAACCACATACCTGTCTCACCTATTCTGTTGCCAATCCAGGTGGCAGATCCGAATCTAAGTCAAAATGTGCAGGGATACAGGAAAAAATTATCAAACTATATCCCTCCACGGTCAAGCATCCTTATGAAAAGCTAACGTTAGCTGCGTGTGCTGCTGCTACCATAGCTCGACTTGGGGTGCCAAGGCGATAAGTTGTATTACCTGCCTTGTTCACGTTGGTATAAATTGCATACCCTGCAGCTCTGAGTTCTGAAACTCTAGCTGGGAGTTGCTGAATACCAAGACGTGATCTAGCTTGTCCAATAGACAAGCTTTTGCCAGTGTTCAAAAAATTCAAGATTTTTTGAGGCTGACTTACCACTTTACGAGTTCCCATGTTATAGGCCTCCATATTATTGGTTACTAAAGCGTCCCTTCATTTACAATCGTGTCAGATGAAACAGCAGGTGCTGCTACATTAACAGTTCTTGTAGACTTAGGAACATTACGATACACAACCTTTTGCAATGCGTCCCTTACTTCAAATTGAGAAGATAACTCCTCATTTTGTAATAAGAATTTGGATGCGTCTTGCTTGGTCATGGCTTCCGGTAATTCACAAAACCAAGTATCGGTGTTGTCATTAGCCGTAAGTTTTTTAATACGAGAAACCATATCATTACCAAATCTAGCCTTAGTCTGGCCGGATGCTGTAACGCTATAGCCTGCGTATGTAAATAATTGTTCAGTCATAACAAATTTCTCCATTTAACATATACATTATAGACTCATACTAAGTATAAGTCAACTACCAATAGGACCAAAAAGCTAATTAAGCAGCTTGTCTTAAAAGCCTCTCTATGAGTGGCTCTTTAGAATAAGATATACGATTTTTAAAACAGTAATAACCTGGGTCCTGGTCTGCATCATTAGCATCCATGTCCCATCTTAAGGCTGTTGGTATATCCCTAGCGCCCATTTGAACAAGTCCACGTAGGTGTGCTTTCCACGCTTTAAACGCTTCGGCTTCCATTACCCTTTCTTGCTCAAATATTTCATCGGCTTCTTTGGAAAGTCTATCATATGAGTCTCTGGCGTCTTCAACAGTTTCCCAGTCAGGGCAAAACCTACTACCATATGCGCTCTTATGTAGATCGCTATAATAGACTTGGATCTGTTCTAACTCTGTTAATTCGTCCCATTCTTTCATATTCTTTACCTTTTTTCCAATTTGTACATACATTATGCACTCTGGCGAACCAAAAGTCAACCTTTTTCTGGTGTTATATCCTCTTGATTTGATTGTTTTTCTGCATAATGTAAGTAGGTAGTTAGTACATATTTGTCTGAATTTGTTGGATTTTTGCACTGATAAGGGTATTCCCACGTGGGTGGAAACACCACAGCTCTCCCTTTTCTGGGTTCAACTCCAACAGCTTGTCTTGGAAATTCTGTGTTGCCGTCATTATCTGACAGATACACTCTAAATGCTACGGCTCTAATAGAATCTGAATTATCCATCACATCTATATGGCCTGCATAACTGTCCTCTGAATTTGCTCGGAACCTGGTAATAAGAATCTCTTCCATTCCCTGGTGAGCTATTAAATTTGGTATCTCTAGTTCTTCTAGATATTTGCCATAGAGTTTGGCAATTTGTTCAACTATTCCATTATGAAAGTCTTCTTCAAAATGGTATCTTGTGTATTCATATCCGGTTGCTGTTAACCCTTGTTCATCTTCAACAGACTTATGAAGGTCTAAATTTAATTTAAATATGTTGATAAGGTCTTCACAGTTAGAGTCTGAAAAGACACCATCAAATATTCTAAGGGCTCCTAATCTTGGGTTTGTTTTTTCCATACTATTTTCACTCCACGTCTTACCAATTCATTAACATATTGTTGTCGTTTTTTTGGCTTTGTGTTATCATTATTTATAGCATCAAATAATGTCTTCTTTGATTGACATTTTAAATAATAGTGTTCTTCAACAGACCTATTTGTTGATCTTCCTGTTACTGGATCTTTGAGCCATTTCCTTCCACTGGGTTTAAATTTAGCTGGCATTATTTTTCCTTCTTTCGTCCCAACGACCAATATAGTATGAAACTATACTCACTATTATAAAGTTCATTATCATATAATATTCCATCACTTCTCCTTCATATTCTTAATTGCATTACCATTCTTTTTAATCTCTTCATCTTGAAGAGCATCTATAATTTTCTGTGCCTTCTCTTGTTTGGTATCAACATGTAAGTCCTCGTCAACTATTTTCTCTAATTTGAGAAATGCTATTCTTTCATTCTGTACATATCTCCATGTATAACCGTCTGTTCCATATACACCAAATACCGTTTCTGTAATCCCTATCTTAACTATAAGTGCAGGGCAACCGTCTAATATTACTTTATCACCCTCTGCAAATGCTGGACTCATTTTAAATTTAATCCCTTTAACAAAGGACGTAGCCCAATCTCTTAATGCCAGCGCAACAATGAGCGTAAAGACTGCTCCTAAGAATTCTACATAGAATTGACTTAGTTCTATATCAGGCATTATTTTTTCGTGTGATGTTCTGTTGATGTACTATTAACATATAAGCCAAACCAAGCTGCTCCTGCTCCTACTAACACTGATATTAAACCAGATTGTGCTACAGTAGGATCTGGCAATGCCATGAACCAATTTGCTGACTGATATAACAAGTAGATATACATCGTGATAAACACTCTAGGAAAAATTCTCCATCTACTAAAATATTCTGGTGCAACCCACATCCAGCCTCTCTTGTCAGGCTGTGCCCACCAAGGTCGTAAGTTGGGATCTGTACCGTCACCGTCTGCAGCAGTTTTCAGTGCATTGTAATCAGCTAAACTTATGCTAACATGATCGTCTGTTCTATTCTGTTCTGCCATTTGTAAATAACTCCGTATAATTTTTATGTCTAATCTTCACTTTCAATAAATGCTGGATTAGATCACTACTATTTATATTAGTTTTGAGCTTAGCAAAAGGGATATAACCCAATCTTAACCCTGGATCTTCAAAATCTGGTAAGTCTAACCTATCTTTTAATTTTCTATGAATAATTCTAGCTCTTTTCTTAAATCCTATACCATCTATTTCAGGGCCGAGCCAAACATTAAATCCTGTTCTGGCGATAGTTTGTGGATGATATTGTTCTTTTTTAACACTTACATCACCAGAGAATACTATCTCTGCAAAATGTTTCCCTACATGTGGATAATTTATATACAAGTAACCAGGCTTCCTTGTTACAGTAAACTCCTCATAATCTGCTGGAAACAATTCCATAAAACTAGGTCCTGATTCATAACCCCACCTAGGTGGATAACCAGCATCTACCAATTCATAATAATGAATAAGATGATTAAGCCTTGACATTTCTGGATCGTCTTCATGATCTGCAAAATATTCATGTAATTTATTGAGATCGTCTGTTGGTTCTTGCCCTAACATGTAGACTATTTTGTCTATTTCACCTTTGATTTCTTCTTTTGTTTCGCCTAAATAAAAGAACTCTTTGGATTCATGCCTATGATCTTCTAAAAATTTCGTATATCTTTTGGCCACTACTGTTGGAAGTGGTTCCCATTCAATATCATTTATATTTAAAGTCGTCATATTTGTTCTCCTCTCTTCCCTTTTCAAATACCGGAACTTCAATGTTTGCATCTGTTAATTGTTGTTGTGCAGACGGGTCTAAATCAAATAATTTCATTTTTGCTCTGTCTACACCTATCATAAATCTTTTATTTCTTGTGGGGTCTGCATATCTATTTTTTAATTGTTTAATCATAAACTGGCCCATCTGTTCTAATTCTTCTGTACTTATCATAGCAAACATTAAGTCTGCTGTTGCTGGTAATCCAAAACTTTCTGATGTATCTGTCAAATCTATATCACTACTAGAAAACCCTGATCTTGTTGTCTGTGTTGCACTAAGAATAGGAACATTTTGTTCTACTGCTAATCCTCTTAATTCTTCTGCAATACTTTTAATAATAACATAAGTATTGGCCTGACTGCCTGGTCTAAATCTTTGACTCGTACATATATTTAAATAATCTATGAATATGATATCAGGAAAGAAATTTCTCTTTAACTTTAATTCATTTATTAATGCTTTAAAATGTCCTGTATGTGCTGATGCTGTAGGATATTCTTTTATAATAAGTCTGCCTTCTATCTTTTTATTAATCTTATCTATCCTGTTATCAAACATCGCCTTGGATAAATCTTTTAACTCCATAATAGGTATATTCATTAGATTAGCGTCTATACGTTCAGCTATTCTTTCTTCTGCCATTTCTAGGGTAATATAGAGTACATTTTTACCCTTAGAGATGCAACTAGACGCCATATGGCACATAAAAAGGGATTTACCTACACCCGTGCCTGCTAATAATATGTTTAATGTTTTATTAGATAACCCGCCTTCTGTTATTCTATTAAACATATCTAAATCAAACTCTACTTTCTCTTCTAACCTATGATAATAATCATATCTTTTATTTGCGTCTTCTATAAAGTCATGTCCAATATTTGTATCAAATCCTACTGCCAGTGCTTCTGATAATATCTCAGGTAACGCATCTCTGCCTTGCTCTTTATTCTTTCCATCAAGTATTTGGATACTATCCATAACACCTAAGTATAATGCTTTATCCTTACAGAACTTTTCTGTTTCATCTACTAACCATTTCGTATCAGGCTTATCTTCTGTTAAAGAATTAACTAAATCTAAACAAACTTTATGAGTCTCTTCGTTTAAAGTCTTATCCTCATTTAAGCTAAGAATTACAGCCTGTTTGTTTGGTGGATTGTTATACTTTTCTACAAAATCACGAATAATTGTAAAAACTTTTTGGTCTTCATTATTCATAAAGTATTGAGCTTTCAGAAAGGGCATAACCTTCCTGACATACTGTTCAGAATGTATTAGGTTTTCTATTATTACTTGTTCAATTCTGTCCTTCATCCATTTCCTTTACATACTCATTATATACTTCTGCTACACAATTTCCACAGATGTATGTCTCCTCCATATCATCATTATGGAAACAATATGCTTTGTCTTCTTCTAGATTTAGTGCTTTCTCACACCTATCACACTTTGTCGTATTCTTGCTCAATGTCACTATCTGAAAACTCTTTTTGCATGTCTCCAGCTCCCAAACTATATCTATTTTCAACCCATTTGTTGAATCCTTCATCCTCTAACAAAGGTATCCAAAAATCACTACCCATGTCTTTAAGTCTAACTTTCACTTCAGGAGCGATTTCTCCTGTTTCGGGATTCTGTTTTTGATACCATCCAACAGTAGGTTTAATAACATATCCAGATTCTAATCCCATTTCTAATAAACCAGACCAAGGACTAATACCCTCTTCCCAGGAAACTTGCACAATTATCTTAGACTTCTCTCTAACAAATCTAGACTTTTCAACATTTATTACAAATTCATAACCTGTAACTTCTGTTCCTGTTTTTTGTTGCCTTCTGCCTATAATATAAATGTTGTCTGCTGAATAATATATACCTGTTCCACCACTTACAACGTCTTTAGGAAACAATCCTATTTCTTTATATGTGTGATTAACCACAATCGCTGGTATATCTTTTATAGTTAAATGAGGTGTAATCATTCTAAACAGTGACTTCATTTGTTTAGCTCTTGTCATATCTGCTACTGATTTACCCTCTAAAGCATCTTCTACTTCTTTTTTACTTGCCAAGTTACCCACACTATCAACAATAATCATTACATGGTCGTCTCTTTCTAAACCATTCAACTGTTGCATAGCATCGTGTTTTAATTGTTCTATGTCTGATATTGGACTGTGGATTACCCTATTGGTGTCTATTTTAAATGTATCAAAATATGCCTGTGGTGCTCCAAACTCACTATCATAAAACAAAATAACACCATCTTTATATTTGTCTAAATATGCTTTAGCCAACAACATAGCAAATGCTGTTTTAAAATGTTTACTTGGTCCTGCAAATACAGTTAATCCTGTTGTAAGACCTCCGTCTAATTTTCCACTCAACGCAACATTAACTGCAGGTACAGATGTCTGTATTATATCCTGTTCGTTAAAAAATTTGGAATCAGTTAAGACTTCAGATTGTTTAATCGTCGTGTTTTTCTTTAATTTATCTATTAGGTTCATTACCTCTCCTTATTCTGTTTGCATCTACCGCAACTTTTAAAATATTATCACTATTATAGCACAGCGACGAAGTGTGAGTCAAGTCTTTAGGTAAACAAGTACCACCAAATCCTACCTTTCCGTCTGGTCCTGGTACTGCCCAATGTGTTTTACCCAAATTAGGATCATTACTAAAAAAGTCTGAAATCACATCGTAATCCATATCCCAAGCATCACATATATTTTTAAATTCATTTGCTAAACCTACTTTAACAGCAAGTGCTGCATTTCTTGCTATTTTTATCATTGCTGCTTCTTCTGGTTTAATATGACACCATATATTTTTGTGGCATTCAATAGTTTCTATAAAATGATCCATTTGATACCCACCTACTACCAATGGTAACTCTGGGTTATCAATATCTTCTTTCCAATGCCTTTCTCTTAAAAACTCTGGCCATATAATTGCTCCATAACTTTTAGTGTATTGAGCTGTTTGATCAGGACCAATTGTGCTCCTTATAACTATTCTATTTACTTTTTTATAGACGTTCTTACATACTTCATCTATTATAGAAGTATCTAATTTACTAGGCCAAACTGCTGATCCTGTTTTTTCTTTTTCAGGATCAACCAACAGATTTGTAGGAACACATATAATAGCATAATCTATGCCCCACCAATCTTCTATTCTTTTATCTAGAGCAGGATCATGAATTAATACACCAGGACTTCCTTTAACATGATTCTTAAAGAAATACTCTGTAGCTTTACCTACAAAACCATAACCTACTATCGCTATTTTAGCCATTCTTAATTCTTCGTTCAAGTATTTCAATTTGACTATCCTTTTTCTTTTGCCAGGCGGTCTCATTTCTATCTTTACCGTTACTCATCTTTTTAGCTGTAAATTTGGAAGCTTTTAATCTTTCTAAAGCTCCTTCTCTTCTTTCCTTACGGCCAAACTTTCTATCTTTTCCGTGTCTCATCTTCTCTCCAAAAATCATTTTCAAAAGCAACTTGAATACCAACATATATCGCCGTATTGACAAGTATTAATACTAAAAACATAACCCAACCTGAAATCATTTAATAAAAACTCCTAACCAAAAATCTTTTTTATCTGACATATCAACTCCACCTGCATAAGTTTGTACAATCCAATCATCCATATTTTCTGTTCCTCCGTATCCGCCTATTGGTACCATCTCAGAAAACTCTTCTCGTTTCTTTGAATACTCATAAAATTTATCTAATTTCATAGGTGTAGTTTCTATTGCTTTAATAACATCTGCTCCCTTAGGACCACAATTAACCTGAAGAGGATATTCTATGCCTATATCAGAGTGAGCATTACCTGACATAGCCCAATCTATTTCTAATGATGTACCACTTGTTTCTTTTCTTAAACTTTCCACAATTAATACCTTTGGTTTAGATATATTGATAATCTGTTCCAACAAATGAAATGGACTATGCAAATGATATAATAATCCCATACACAGAACAACATCAAATTCATGGCCGAGCCATTGTTTATAATAATCATTAGCTGTGCCATAAAAATCTGGTGTAATATCTCCACTTGGATCATATCTTATATGTGGGTCTACTGTAAATAAACTGTCTGCATATTCATTAACAAGTTCTGAGTGAACACCAGTAGAAGCGCCAAATTCAATAACACTTTTATTTGATGCATACTTTTCAAATACCTCTCTCAGAAAAGTAGAATACTTCATACTATATAATTCCACACAAGGATTGCAATAAACGCTCCAAACAGTATATTATAAATTATAATATCTAAATTCATCCAAATAACTCCTCTAATGATGCTTGTGGCTCTGTATGCCAACCCAATGGATTTAAAATATGCTCCAAGGGATCAACAAATGCCTTTTGAAAAATTAAATCATAATCAATATATTTTTCTAAACCAAATTCTGTAGGGAGTTTTGTAACAAATGCTATCGTATTTTCCTTTAAAGGATTAGGTTCTTTTAAATACAAAAACTTAATTTTATCTCCCTCTTGGATTTTTTCATATTTTAATCCTAAATCAAGTTTACCTAAATAATGATTATATAATAATCCACCCCTAACATGAATAGGAGTACCTTTACCATATATGTCTGCTGTACTTCTATATTTACTCATATTATTACAACCCCTAGGGAACGCAATTAGTTCTGCTGACTTAGTGAGAAAGTCCTTTTTGGCGTCTGCTACGTAGGTTTGTAAAGTATCTTGATCGCTAGTAAGTATTAAACGTACGGCCTCCCTTAGAGACTCTCTAATTACGCCAGGAGTGCTTGATCTCACTATCTCTAAACCCATTACCTTTAATTTAGGGGCTTGTAACCGCAATCCTTCATCGTCATATACATTCAAAGCATAACGTTTCTTAGCTACAAATATGCCTTTGTCTGCTATTATCTCCCTTTTAAAATCTATTTTCTTTTCAAAAGCATTAGTATAATTAGCTAACCTTTGCATTGCCTGATCTATTGCTGGTTCTATTTTCTCTGATGCCACCTTGTCTATTAAACTAATAACTTTTTGTCTAGACTTATCAGGGAAAAAGTTTTGAACCATATTGTCTAATGTAACATAACAAGAATCAGTATCACTATAAAAAGAATAAGTTTTATCTTCTGTGCCACAGACTTTATTAACATACTTATCAATTTCCTTTGCTGTATCTCTAATTACTAATTGTCCTGTCATTGTAATACCTTCTGCAATTCTATCATCATAGAATCTAAAGTATTGGTTTGCCAGGGCACCATATAAACTATTTAATTGGATCTTTCTTGCCATTTGGAAGTTATTATATTTACTAACTTCATTCTCATAAACTTTAGCTCCTGTTTCTTGGAACTTCCTCTGAGAATCTTGCATAAGTCTTTTATATCTTAATCTATCATTAAAAAACTTCTGTACTATCTCAGGAAACAGGCCTTGCTTTTCTCTTGTGTAACAAGATCCATTAGCTGCCATAGCGTAATTCTTTTCTTTTAATTTGTCTAACTTATACCTATCTAACAAATCATCTACTTTTACTTCATATTGAAAACCAGGAACAATAGTTTCTGGACTCATATTGTATTGCATAAGTATAGAAGGATATAGACTTGTGGCATCAAAACTAGCCACCCAATCATAGCCACCTGGTACAGGCTCTTGTACATAAGCCCCTTCGATTGTTCTCTCTTTCCTACCACCACCCTGATGTAAGACAATTTTCTTCTCCCACAAATGATTATATAATAAACTATCCCAAGTTCTAACTGCAGAATATACATCGTTATAATTACATTTAGCATCGTATGCCATTGTAACTGCCAGTTCAATAAGTTTCATCTTATCTTCTAACTCATCAACAAGAACTGTATCAATAATATTATACTCTACAAATCTATTCCAATCTTTTTCATAAAACTCTTTAAATGTCTCATAACCGCTTTCAAGTTTGTTTTTACCTAACTCTGTTTCAGCAATAAAATCTAATCTATAAGATTCCCTAGTAACATAAGTAAATTTTCTATACAAATCTAAATAGTCTAAATTTGCAACACCTGTTATTTCATATGCTGTCACTTCTTTTTGCATAAACCTAACTTTTCTTTTATTAACCAAGCCAAATGGAGAAAATCTTTTATGTTCTCCTTCTCCTAATATTCTCTCTGTTCTGGATAGTAAATATGGTATATCAAATAAATTACTATTCCAACCTGTAATAATATCTGGACAGTTTTCTTCCCACCACTCTAAAAAGGTTTTAAGAAGATTATATTCGTCTGTACAATTAATATAATCTATATCATAATCTGCTACTTCTGCTGATGGTGTAAACTCCCCAAGTCCGAAAGTTGTTATCTTCTTGGTGTTGTTGTTTTGAAGTGTGATAACTAAAACTTTCTCGCTTGGAGAGTCTACGTTAGGAAATCCACCCTCTGATGTTGTTTCAATATCAATAGAGTAGATAGCCATTTTTTTAGCATCCCATTCGATATCTCCAGGATACTTTTCTGTTATGTATTGATAGGCATAATAGTTCTGTCCAAATATTGGAAAATTAGAAACGTCTTTATACCTATTAAAAAATTCTGTTGCTTCTTTATTAGAATCAAATTGTATAGGAGATACGGTCTCTCCATAAATGCTTTTGTATTCTGAGGGTTTGTCTGATTTGACAAATAGGGTGGGTCTAAAATTATGTCGTGATGTAAAACGTTCGCCGTTCTTTACTCCGCGAACTAGAATTTTGTCACCATAGTGACGTGCATAAGTATAAAAATTCATTATATATCCAACACCATAATATACTACACATTATAGACTCTTACGAACCTATAATCAACTAATCTTCTTTAAAAAAGGTACGATTAATTAAATGTTCTTCTGCTATTTCTTGTTTTGAACGTCCATGATATTTGACTGCATGATGTGTCTCAATCATATACTCATTTACGTTATGCCTATATTTAATAGGTTCAACCGGCGCACCATTAGCATCTGTTCCGCCTTCTGTTTCTTTTATAGTAATAAACTCACCGAGGATTCTTCCATATTTACCTTTTCCATCAAGCCTCGTTTTGAGTATAGCTCCATTCTTGAGTTGGTCTTTAAGGAATTCTTTAGCCATGAGTCCGAACTTTTTCTCGTCGAGGTCACGGGTCCTACTCTCGGGAGTATCAATCCCATACAAACGTACTCTCTGCTTTTTGAGCCAGACACCGAAACCGAGGTCGATATCAACATCTACTGTATCTCCGTCTACTACTCTTACAATTTTACTTCTATATTCGTACACTTAATTCTTAGTTATTTCGTTTAGTACCTTTTTATTTATAAAGTCTGGTTGTATAAGACCAGATCCAAACTTAGAATTATAAGCATTTAATAAATTTTTATCAGGATCGTAAACTGAAATTATATGATTAGGAAATATAGGAACTTTGTGCTGTTTTGCAAAGGGAGCGTAAGGAGCTAGGCCTACACCAAACTCATCTTCACTACCTGGTTTAGGCATCATTAGGATAACTGCTGGTTTCTCTACAAGTAAAAATGCTTTACCATCTATTTCTGTATCTGAAACCTGCCCTATAATGTCCTCACCTGAGGTTAGTTTAATAATCTGAACGTTTGCCATGCTCCTTCTCCTGCATTATTTAGTTTTTATTTCAATTGATTTAGGCTTTTTGGCCTCTGGTATTTCATTTACCAAAGATACTGTCAAAACCCCGTCTTTTAACTTGGCACCTTTTACTACTACGGTGTCAGCCAAAGACCAGGAGCGCGTGAATTTACGTTCAGCTATTCCTTTGTGTATAAAGTTGTCAGGTGTGCCGTCTATGCAGCCCTGAAGTTGATCTCCCTTAATAGTAAGTGTTCCATCCTCTACTGTAACATCTAGATCTTCTTCTTTGAAACCAGCAAGTGCTAGTTGTATTTCAAATTTCTCGTCATCTATTTTTTGAATGTTAAAAGGTGGAAAGTTATTATTTACCGGCTCAAAGTCCTTTTGAAGTAAATCAAAGACTCTGTTGAATCCGATAAATTGTCTTTCTATTTGTGGGAAGGTGTGGACGAAATTGTCCCAATTCGCTGTGGTTAGTTTTACCATTGTTTTCTCCTTATTAAGCGAGTTAAAAAAATGGACACCCTTTCGGCGTGTCCTCTTAGGATGATCAGGGGGTGCAGTTTCAAAGTCTTTAGCGTTAAAACTAATTCATCTTCAGTTTTCCCCCCATCACAAACTGCTGGTCTCATTTCAATCCATCCAGTAGCGCCTGTTTAACCAAGCATTCCTGCGTTGTTTTTCGACTTCGCATTTTTATTTATACGCAGAAGAATTTCTAGACACCATTTTATCCCTAATTTGGTCCTCTATGGGTAAATTTCTGAACCATAAGTTCATTGCGTACTTCTCTCCTGCTAATACCGGTTGTGCTTGATGCATTGTTTTAGGATCAGGAACCTGTGTTCCTATGACTGTATTGCTAAATACCACACATCTACCTGCTTTGGGTTTGACCCCCTTACCTAACTCTGTAAATACTGTGGCACCACCATCTGTCACATCATTACAATATAAAAGAACCGTTGCTACTCTATTTCCTTTTGTTCCATGTGGTCCTGTGTGGGCTCGTTCTGTATTTATAGGAAAAGCATCTAAGTGGGCATCATATTCCTCTCCTAATTCGTAATGTAATGCTTGCACATTTTCTGCTTGTGTGTGATGTAATTGTGTTAATTGAGATGCTCTCAATAAAAAGTGAACGGCTGTTACGCTTTTCCTATAATCCAACCAGCCCATTTGATTTGTTCTTGCATAATGTTCGTAATCATCACCTTCCTTTCCTTGTGTGACTCTGCCACGAGTCCATTCAACATTATCTTCCATATCTTTTATCAGTTGCTTACATTCAGGCTTACTCATAAAATTATCCCAAACCATAATCGTTGGGTTGAATAAACTAATTACCTGTTTTAATTCTGCCATAAAATCCACCTAGTTCAGGAAAGGTTTTTATAAAATCTGTTCCCCTTCTCCTGTCATGTTCATCTACAAAGCTAACAAAATCGTTTCTTTGTACTTCTAATTCTTTTCCTTTAAATCTATTTGCTTTAATCCAATCAACTGTTCTTTTAAATTTCATTATTTCATAAGTTTGATATATATGATCGAAGTCTCGCATAGTTTCTAAACTATTGTCTAACATACTTATAACATTATCGTCTGCAATCCTAGCAGTTAGGTGTAATGGTTCAACCATATTAGGCATATCTACTGTAATTAAATCACCATAAGTATTTTTCAATTCTGCTACTTTAAATATGAACTCATCAAAGTTAGGAATAGATAAGAAACAAAAAGTACACATGATTCCTACAGGTATGCCTGCTGCTAAAACTCTATGTAGGTTCTGTTCAAACCTATTCATTTTTAAACCATTCCTTATATACTCTGCTTGGTCGCCCCAGCTGTCTATACTGACATAACATTTTTGGCCAGGCAAATCTGCAACTAACCTGATGTATTCTAAAACTCTCCTTTCAGTCACCATCAAATTTGTGCTTATTTCGAAAGATAAGTTCTCTTTAGGATGCTCTTTAACATACTCCAATAGCTTAAACGTATTATTGTCTAATAAGGGTTCTCCACCCGTCAAGCGTATAGTATTTAGGTGTGGATATGCCTCAGGCAACCACTTCCAAAACTTCTTAACGTCGGGGTTCTGTGAGGGTGCTAGAATGTCATTTCTTGTTTGATACTTATCGTGATTTGGCTTGCTTTTTAAGTCATATGTTCCATACTTGTCTAACTCCTTTTGCCATGTAGAACTCTTTCCTGCCCCACAATAACTACATGACATTTGACATTTATTAGTGAAACTAACCGTCAAATACCTTGGCCATACATCTTCCTCAGGAGGAATTGATGCTGTTTTTGCTATTAAGTCTGGATCGTCTTTTAAAAACTGTACAGCGAGCATTTGTCTGTCGCTAAAGTTTCCTGTTTTTTCTATATTATAACAATAAGCGTCTTCTGCGGGTTTACCGCCTTCTAACATTTCTTGTCTTACTGCTTTGGTATAGGGTGTGTTG